ATGCTGAGGGTTTTAATATTCATGGAGCTATGAAAGGGCCGGATAGTATTAAGCAGGGTATTGACATATTGAAAAGGTATAAGATAAACGTTACTGCAAACAGTCATAATCTAAAAAAGGAACTTTATTCATATATTTGGAAAAAAGATAAATTAGGCAAAATGCTAAATGAGCCTATTGATGCTTATAATCACTTAATAGATCCGCTAAGATATGTGGCACTTAATAAGTTAGCATCTAAATTTGTACAGGAATATTCATTTGAATGGTAACTATGGGACTACTACAAAAGTTTTTTAAGGCTGATATTGAGAAAGCGGCTGCAAGTCAATTAATGGCTTTAATGCCGGAAATGCAAAGAGATGTAACGGCTAATCTTTACAATCAAAACGTTTTTGGCTGGATAGGTAACAATCAAGTTGTATTGGATTTTGAGGATAAGGCAAAATTTGTAGATCAGGGTTTTCAAAAGAATGCGGATGTATATACCTGTATTGATATTATCAGTAAAAAAGTAGCGGAGTGCGCTTATGCCTTGTATGAGATAAAAGAGGGTGTTACTAAAAAAGATTTAAAGATATATGAGAATATGTCTATGGCCGAGGGCGCATCTGCTAAAATGAGAACGCTGCAACTAAAAGAACAGATGTTTAATCAGGTAGAAAGCAATCCAATTTTAGACTTATTAGCTAAGCCTAATCCATTGCAGACTTATGAGGAGTGGATGACTGATTTGGCTGGGTTTTACCTATGTACCGGCGATGGTTACATATTCGGAAATGGTAAGGATGAGTCGATGACTGAAAAGCAGATTTGGTCGCAGTTGTACTGTTTACCTAGTCAGTTTGTTGAAATTATATCGGGGGGAATGTTTGAGCCAATTAAGGGTTATGGATTAACTTCAATTTATATTGATGAGATACCTTTGCCAGCTTATCAGGTTGCGCACTTCAAATCATTTAATCCGGACTTTACGCTAACAGGCGCTCAATTGTATGGACAATCTCCAATTAAGGCTATTTACCGGAACGTATTAAAAGAGAATGAGGGAGATAATGAATTATTAAAGCAAATCCGTAACGGAGGCGCAATGGGTTTTATATCTCCGGATGGTAATGGCGCTGCGCTTACTAAAGATCAAATGAACTTGTTGAAGGAAAAGATAGTTGATGCCAAACGTGGTGAGAGTTTAATGGATCGTATATTTCCAAGTTCAGGGCCTTTAAAATGGACTCAAATAGGATTGCCCTCAACTGATTTGCAATTGATTGAAAGTCTAAACATAGATACTAAAAAGATATATACTGCCTTCCACGTTCCTATTCAATTTTCAGGTAGTGAGGCGGCATCTACGGATAATAACATGGGTTGGGCCTCTAAGCAGTTAATTTATAACGCTACGGCTCCATTATCTCGCAAGATAAGAGATGCAATAAATAAGTTTGTTTGTGAGCCATACGCAAAGGCATACGGAAAGAAATATTACTTTGATTTTGATTTTAGCTCATATCCTGAGATGCAGGAGGATATGGAAAAGCTAACACAATGGCTAACTAATTCATATTGGATAACTCCGGATGAGAAAAGGATTGCTCAGGGATATGACAAGTTAAGTACTCCGGAAATGGAAAAAGTTTATGTACCGGCTAACCTAGTACCGATTGAAGATTTATCATTAGATCAGGCGTATAACAATGCAACAATAAATGGCAAATAGTGTTAAATACCACAAAACTTATTTGAAACTTCATAAAGAATATGAGGAATATGCCTATCCGCTAATAAAAAAAGCATTGGATGAGCAAATAGCTGCAATTACTGATTTTACGAATGAGGATAATTTTGATGATTTGCAGATATACATTCAATTCTTGGTAGATCAGAAACCATTATATACTGCTTTAGAACGCATCTATGGCAGAGTTGGTGTATCAGCCGCTACATTCTCATACGATTGGATTCGCAATTCAGTACCTAAAAGCAAAAAGGATTTTATAATAGATTTTTTTAATCCTCAGTGGTATATTGAGATGGTTGAGTATTTTAGATTAATTGGGGGCAATAAAGTAACAGGAATAGATGAAACGACTATTGATAAAATTAAAAACGTATTGGCTAATATATTGGGCCAAAATTTAAGCCGTAGAGATCAAGCAAAGTTATTTGAACAAACATTAAACGACCCGGCATTTAATAGAGCAAGGTCTTTAGTAATTGCTAGGACTGAATCTACAACCGCTGCAAATCATGGGATTAATATGGGGGCCGAAAGCTCCGATTATGAAGTGGCTAAGTTTTGGATTAATACAAAAGATAAACGCACAAGGCGAAGCCATTTATTAATGACTAAAGAGCCGATTGCAATTAATCAGCCTTTTATAGTTGGTGGAGTTCAAATGTTATACCCGGGTGATCCGTCTGCTCCGGCTAAAGAGGTTGTAAATTGCAGGTGTGTAATGGCAACTGAGGCAATATTAGATAGCGATGGATTACCTATATTAAAGCCTAGAACACCGCCTTATTTGAAAGGGTAATTTGATATTTAAAAAATTAATATATTTGTAAGGACATGAAAGGATTATTGGAATATAAAAACTTTACGGCTGAGATTAAGGACATAGATTCTGAAAGAATGACCGTAACTGGTTATTTTGCCGGGTTTGGTAATATTGACTATGATGATGATATTATCATGGCAGGCTCAGCGACTAAAACAATTGCAGAACGTGGCCCTATGGGGTCGAATGAGATATTCTTTTTAAATCAGCATAATTGGTCGCAACCACATGGAAAACCAACAGTATTAGAGGCTCAGGAAAAAGGTATTTATTTTGAGTCTAAGATAGCGCCAACATCTTATGGCAAAGATGCTTTGGTATTATATGCTGAGGGCATTGTAGTTCAGCACTCAATTGGTTTTAGCACAGTAAAGGCTGACTACGATCAACAAACTGGAATACGTAGAATTAAGGAAATTAAATTATACGAGGGGTCAAACGTTACATTGGGGGCAAATCCCGAAACTCCGTTTACAGGGTTTAAATCCTTAACAATGGCTGAGATTAACGATCAGATTAGTAAAATGATTAAGCTATTGAAAGATGGCAGTTTAACGGATGAGGGTTTTGGTAGATTGGAAATAGCATTAAAGCAATTCCAATTAGAAGCTTTTACATTAGGAAAAAATTCACTATCGGAAATAGAGCCGACAATAGTCACTCCAATAAAAGATGAGCCGAATATATTAACAAGTTTAATTAACGTATTACAAAAATAAAAATGGAAGATTTAGAAAAAAAAGCTCAAGATTTGCTAAACGCAAACAAGGCACAAACATTGGATGAGGCGAAGGCTATCATCACAAACGCAATCAGCGAAGCTACAAAGGCGGCTGATGCAAAATTAGAGGATGCGGTTAAATCTGCAAACGTTCGTATTGATGAGATGGATAAGCAATTACTAGAGGCAAAATCTGAGGCTAACCGCTTTAAGATGGAGGCTAAAGCATCTGCTCCAGTATCTTTCAATCAGGCGTTTTCTAATGCTATGGATGAAAATTCAGATAACATTGAGAAATTCCGCAGAAAAGAAATCAAACAATTTGCAATGGAATTGAAAACAGTTGGTGATATGTCATTAGGCAATATTACTGACCTTTCAGCTGCAAACGTTCAGATGCTACCTGGTATCCTTCCAGCTGCTCCAAGAAAGCTTCACGTTCGTGCATTATTGCCAACTGGAGTTATGAGTACATCTGCAATCCATTACTTACAGGAAACTGGTAGTGAGGGATCTGTTGCTGCATGGGCGGATAATTCAGGTTCTAAGGCTCAAATTGATTTTGATTTAACTGAGCAGGTTGCTCCATCTGAGTTTATTGCTGGTTACCTTCGTATCACTCGCAAGGCATTGGATGATATCTCAGCAATGAGATCATACCTACAATCTCGTTTGTTAGAATCTTATTTAGATGCTGAGGATAATCAATTGCTAAACGGAAATGGAACATCTCCAAATCTAGGCGGTTTGATTACTAATGCCGAGGCTTACACTGGATTCAGAACTATCCAAGTTGAAAAGTTGATTGATTCAGTTGCTCAAATTGAAAGCAATAATCACTCTGCAAATGGTATCTTGTTAAGTCCGGAGCAGTATTATGCTTTATTGCTTACTAGATCAACAACTAATGAGTACACATTGCCAGGATTAGGAGTTGTAAACTCAATCAATGGTCAAATGTATATCTCAGGTATTCCAGTATTTAAATCAACTGCAATGGCTGATGATAAGTACTTGGTTGGAGATTGGGCGAAAGGTGCGCAGTTATTTGTTAGAGAAAATCCAATCGTGAGATTCTTTGAAGAGGATGGCACAAACGTAAGAGAGAACAAAATTACAGTACGTGTTGAGGGTAGGGTTGCATTGCCAATCTACTATACTGATGCTTTTGTAACTGGTTCTATGAATGCAAATCCAAGTTAAGACTATTTTGGTTAATAGGTTATAAGGTGAAAAGGCCTGTCATTAATTTGGCAGGTTTTTTTTATTTTGATATGTTATAAAAATAATTTATATTTGTGTTATAGTCAGGTGGCGGAATTGGTAGACGCTAGAGTCGCAGATTGATAAAGTGGTGATACGTCAGACGTGCGTATTCAATCGTATAAGAACCATCACTATACAGGTTCGAGTCCTGTCCTGACTACTGGCTCTGTGCTGCCTGA